CACCAATAATTATCTGAACCGTTATGACTCAATAACAATGGCTGACTTGCTGCTGTTGCTTGTACTGCGTCACCTGCTACTGTTAAACTATAAAGTTTCGCTGCTGCTTGACCTGCTGTTGCACCTGTTCCTGAACCTAATTTGTACCCAATCCAATGTGCATCGTAACACACAGGCACGTTAGCCAAATCGCCATAGATAGACTTTAAACCTTTAACAAAAAAGTTTAATCTTGATAAGTTTGATACACCACCATCAGCTATTATACGATTGTAAATAGTTTTAGCTTCTGCCGAAATTCCACCACGAAATCCTCCAACCCTTGCGTTGGTAGTTGTAATTCCTAACATACTTATTGATTGTTATAAGCGATAGCTGTTCCTGAAGTTAAAGTAATCGCAGTAATTGATGTTCCTGCTTCTGCAGGTATATACATACCTGCTGATACTGTTGCACCATTGAATGCTTTTGTTGTTAGCACGTTTACTCCGTTCATTTCAAGTACACTAATTACCGCATCAGTATTGATTACAATTCCTGTGTAAGTTTTACCTGTTTTTGCACTTGCTGCTGCTATGAATTCGCATCCACCTGAACCAATTATTTTGCCTAAATCTGTCATAATTTAATTTTTTATACTTAATAATATATTTAATTCTTTTTATTTAACAGGAACCTGACACCGGTTTCTATCTTGCATTAATTGAAACGATAAAGTCATTGTCCAACCGTTTACAATATCAGGCATTGCCTCTCGGATCGGAACTAGCGGTGTTGATGTTTGTAAAATAAAATAATCTTGGTATTGGTATGAAGTCAGGATTGAATAAATATCTTGCGCAATACTTAGCGTATCAGATAAGACATCTTTTTCATTTGTATTATCCGTTTTAACAATGTCTAGCACCTTTAATTCAATCGTAAGGTATAAAGTGTTGGAATCAATATTTGAGTCCTTTATATCACTCCAAACAAGTGGATACCTTTCTTGCTCGCTTGCGCTTATTTCTGCATCTTCACCAAAATTATAGTAGTTTACTTGTGCGTGGCTATTAGAAACTGATTCTATTAAGTTTAAAACTTGATTTAATGTATAAAATTCCATCTGTTTTCCTTTAATTAATTAACACCACGAACATCTTTTTTCGCTACGCTGAATAGATATACCTTGAAAATTGTATTCTCCATTACATCCGTTATTATCTCCTAATACTAGGCCTGAATTATAGTTATTTTGCTTAGCAAAGATCGTGTCTACATTAGTATTTACTTGGTTTAAATATAATGGATATTGAACTGAATTAGCTAGTAAGTAGTTTGTCATTCTTTGTGCATATACTTGAGCCTTATTTCTAGCGTCATCCATTAATCTCTCGATATCCTGCATTGAAGCCGGCTGCATATTATCTGCATTCTGTACACCTACAGCCTTATTAAAGTATTTGTAATTCATAGCCATTGGTAATTCCATACGGCAATACCAAACCATTACATCTGTTATATAGTCATTAAGTAAAGTAGTATTTAAACCGGTCAAAGTGCTTGTTCTAACTTGATCTATAACCTCGTTATATAGCTGAGTACCCATTATAGGTAATATATAATACTTTTGTACATCTGCAATAGTAGGTTTTACAACCTTCATATCAACATTATCCTGTAAAACGGATCTATCTTTTAAAGTTTGCTCCGATAAAAATAAAACTTCTGCCATATATTTAATTATTTAATTTTTTTAACAATAGATTGTACCCAAATATGTCTGCAATATGGCAAGTTTACGTTCTTTAACGGATCGTGATACCAACCTCCTCTACGTGTAAATGCATCATAGTTAGGTATTCCGTATAATTGACCTAGATCTCTACCTATATTTATTATGTCTTCTCTTGTAAAATATCTTTCATTGGTCATCATAGCTTGACAAAACTCTCTACTGCTACCACCTTCAACTAGATCCGGTGCAGATTCTCTCAATTCATACTTATATCTGATCAGCAATTCGTCAAAAGATGGTAATTTTGTAGCATCTCCTTTGCTTGTAGCGTTTAATATTCCTTTGTTATCTACGATTAACTTTTCACCTACTAAGGTTTCAATCAATCCATCTACATTATCCATACTAATCTTTAGTATTTTAGCAATACTTTCTTTGCTTATATTAGGATTCTTTTTTATTAGATCCAATAAACCCTTTTCTCCATCAGTCATCGCAAAGTCCTGACTAGATAACATTGTTTTTTTTCTCTTTAAAGCAACAAAATTTTCTGCAGGTTCACCGTATTTCATAAAAACTTCTAGATCTAAATTGTCTTGTGCAGATGTAAAGTCATGATTACACATTCTATCAGAACTAAAAGCAGCAGCCGGTGCAGTTACATCTGCATTAGGCAATAAAATATCTCCACCTTCTAGTCCAACCTTACCAATAATTGCCCTTACTTCATTAGGAGTCAATTGGTTTAATACCTTAGTTGCTACTAATGGACTTAATGCACCTAACGAATCAGCAACATTTGATACAACATTCTTAATTTCCAATGGTTTTCTACCTACTATATCACGCATCTCATCCTTAGTCAAGATATTCATCAATGTAGCCTCGCTAAAATTAGGCATAATAGGCTCCAATGGTTTTATTTCAAGTTTTCCTTTTATTGGCGAAAATAGATTATAAATATTTGTTTGTACTTTTTGCTTAGGGGAAATGTAAGTTGCAGAAAAAATATTGTAAGCATCTATCATCTCATCTCTTCCACCAAGTTGGCCGGCAACCCTGACACCGAAAATCATTGGTGACGTAATTTTATGTCCAACAAAGATCTCTTGTTGGATTGTTTCGTTTAAGGCCTCGTATTTTTGAGCAAAATCTCCTGCATTAAGATCGTCAATTTTAGCTGCTCTTGCAGGATCGTCAACAAAGTCAATAACAATTGATCCTGCACTGTCTGTTGATGTAAATTTGTTCTTTAATTTTCTCTCAGTAACTTTCATTTCATCGTCACTTGGAACACCGTTCATAAAAGTGATCATTTTAGATCCTTTAAAACCGTTCTGAATTTCTGCACGATGGAAGTTTGCTATCTCTGCATCTGTTATAATTGCAGGAACCGCACCAATATATTCCGGTAAAGTATAAGTATTTAAATTAGGCCTGTAAGATTTATAATAGTAAATACTTTCTGCTTGTTTCTTAGCATTAGGATCAAATGGTGGATATGTATTTTCTATTTCAGGATTGTGTTTTTCTTGACCGTTCTCATCCAACCACTCGTTACTGCTATAAAACTCAGTATTATCATAGTTACTTCTTATTTTACAGTAGTCAACGTGGTATATATCATATCCTTTGCCGCCTTTTCTACCTACTATTTTTAAATAACAACCTCCAAACAATTCGCAGTCTAGATTTGTTTTTGACAATAGATCGTTTAAAGTTTCATAAGGATTTGGATTGTCAATAAAAGCCTGTAAACTCAAGATATCTTTACCATCCATATTTGTCTGATCAAAAATAAATCCTTGACCATTTATATATAGTTGTTTGCTAGTTATAATTGCGTTATGCTTTGCGCTTCTATTGAATAGTGTTACTAAGTATTCAGGATAGTTATTTTTTTCTCCATACTTTATAAAGTCTTTTCCTTTAGTCTCAACAAACATTGGAACTTTATCATTGCTGAATCCTATTTTTATTACTGAATCTTTGTACATATTCTATGGTTGGTAAACTATTGTTGTATTATCTATTGAATTATAAGTTATATCTGTATTAGCAGCAAAAACTACATAAACTAATCCATCTTCAACTTCTTTTGTTATGTTTGTAACTGCTGCTGCTGCATTTGCTAGTCCGGTTGTATTTACTAGATTTGTTTGATATACTTTATAATCATAGTATCCTTGAGATCCTAGACTCACTTCACCGTTTAATGTATTTGCACTAGCCTTTTCTATTACCGTAAATTGATTAAATCTATCTTTATAAGCACTTATATCAGTTGCTATAAAATAATAGCTTACAAGTGTTTGTTGACTTACAAACTTAAACAAATAAATCGGATTTGCAATAGTAGTATTTTCTTTTAAAGTTACCACTACATTATTAGTAGCTGCTTTGTTAAACTTTATCATAACTAATAATATATTTATTTATGTTTTTACGTGCAAAAAAAAACCTGCTAATTAATAGCAGGCTTTAACTATGAAAACAATGAAAGAAATTTAAACTATAATTGTAGCTAATAACGATGCTAATGCTTCTTGTGAAAATGCTTTCTCTTGACCCATAAAAGTCAAAGTGTAGCCATTAAACTCGTTCATATTAGCACCACTTGTAGCAGTTCCACCTGATACCTGCATTCCATTTTCTTTACCGAAAATAAACGCTTGACCTGACTTCATTTCTACAACTACTACGCATCTGTTTTGGATTAACAAAGCTAGCTTTGCAGATGTTGCTTGTTGCATTTTCAAGAAGTTTGCAGTGATAGTTTGCTCGTAAGCAACTGTACCAATTGCAGGATCTGATTGGATTGCTACACTTGTATTATTAGCGCCACGCGGCTCTAATTCATACTTGTAAAATTTAGTTCCTGATGCTTTAGTAATTGCGCTAACAATTCCACTTGCATTTTCAGCATACGCTGATACATTAGCTAATTCAGTAATGTATAAATTTTTTATTCCGCCTACTGTGTCTTTACAGTCTAAGGCATAATTTGAAACGATGGCACAAGGCATAATTTTTTTATTTATTAAAGTGGAGTAGTTTTTAGCTACTCCACTTGGTTAATTATATTGTAAATTTAACGATCTCAGCAACTTGAGAAACCTGAACACCGTATTTGAATTCCATCTTGAATCTTACTAGATCAAAATCTTCTGAATACCAAAACTTGAATGTTTCCTCTTCTCCCTGTAAATCAACTCCTAAAAACATATTAGCATCTTGTAATGCATAAATTGCGTTTACGTTGTTTAAGCCCGGACAAGATATTACTTTAACATTTGTTCCATGTATAAACATTTCGCCTAATGCGTTATCAACAGATGTATAGTTGAATAAATTTGCATTAGTTAATGCGATCTGATACAATCTGAAAATATGAGTACCTACGTTTACTTTTAAATCTGCTTTGTCTAATAATGCAATAGGAATTGCTTTGTAAACACCTTGCATAATAGAAATAATGTTTGCTTCAGTAATTGCTGTAGCTACTGCACTTACATAAGCAGTTGCATTCGCTTGAGTAGTTCCACTTGCAGCATTGATAATTTTTACTAAACCATCAAATTTGTTGATGTTAGGATTACCACTTGCAGTATCACCTGTCCAAATTGCTACTTCGATTTGCTCAGCATTAGTACCTGTAACGGTATTTACAAATGCTTGATCAATACCACCCGGTAAAGCATCATACTTAGAACCCGGCGAAAGTAATAATTGAGTGTATTTTGCCTCAAGATCTTTGATACACCATTCTTTATTTACCTTAATTTTACCAATGGTTAATGTTCTACCACTGATTGAAGTGTTACCACTTGCTGAGAAACCGCAAGTAGATCCATCTTGCCAAAACAACGAGTCTGATAAAGTTGGTACTTCTATTGAAGATTTTACCCCTGTTAAAGGAGTCATTCTTGAAGCCGTTTTTGCTTCAAACATTGCCTTAGTAATCAAAACATTTTCGTTTGGATTGGTATAGGCTGCTAACGTTGATACTACAAATGCCATAATTTTTTTTATTTATTTTTTTTAATTTATATGTTACTTTTTTTCCATTCAGCAATTCTATCTGCTGCTGATTTTGCAGGTTTTGCTTTCTTAAATGTTGAATTTTTAGGTGCTTCAACTTCTACAATTGGCTCCTCAGCTATTGTATCAACTATTTCTTTGATCTCATTAAATTTAGAATCTACATTAATACTTGCCATTTCTACTGCTGCTAACATATCTTGCATCTTTTTTTCCATTTCTGCAATCTTAGTTTCGCAAGCCATCATTCTCTCTTCATATGCAGACATATCAGGTTCAACTGCCAATTCCTCTTCAACCTCTTCAGATTTTGGTTCAATCATAGTTACTAGGCCGCCTAATGTAGTTACCAAAGTACCATCTGATAATTCGTGTGTAGCATCAGGTGCAGGTGTTGTATTACCATCTGTATCTATTACCATAATTGCAGTACCTTCTCCTAGTTCACCCTCCCATTGGATTAGTGTTCCATCTGCTAATTTTGCATCATTGAAATTTTCGTTGTTAAATAATGCTTTTATCTTTGCGAATGCGTTTAATTTAGTCATGTTCTTTTATTTGCTTAATAATATATTTAATTTATTTTTTTGTTTTAGTTCTCTATTTGTTTGATTATATCAATCATTTCGTCTATCTTAGTTCTAGTTTTTTCAGCTATTTTCTCAGTCTTAAAAATACCTTCAACTGAAAATCCTTTGAACTCACCGGTTTTTATAAAGTCATTCCAAATCTCGTCATTGTCTACCTTATAAGATCCAAACCAACTTCCATCAGGCAAATTAAAGCCCTTAGGTGAATTAATGTTCCTGCTGCTATCTATTATAAAGTTTTCAATCATATAAACATCATCTAGCATCTTATTAGGATCATGCATCATGTTTACTTCTTTATCCTTCGAGTATTTAAAAAACTTATTTCTAAGGTTATATATATCTATTGCAGTAAATAATCCGTAATATTCGCCATTCTCATCTCTTCTATAAATCGGTAAGTCAGCAACCATTAAAGCACCACTTATTACTCTCTTCTCTTTATCGGCTACAAAGTTAATCCTTGAGTTATTAAAGGTTTGCCAATTTAGTTCAATAGCAGGATTGTCCACTAAGGCCATTGCTTCTAATTGACTTTCATCATCCTCTCCAACTACAAATCTGTATATAGGTAATTTTTCCATACTCAATAATATATTTATTTTATTTAATTGTTGCTTTTCTTATTATACCCTTTACTTTATTTTGTGTATTAGTTATGTCGGTTTCAACCACTATAACTTTTCCTGTAGTATTCGTATTGTTTATATCCATAGGCCTGTTTTGATTTAGCATAGATCCGCTTAATGATTGTGGTATTCTAGGAATGGTTGGAACTACACCACCTCCACCACCATCTCCACCACCTTTAGTTGGAACAGGAGTATCAATAATATTTTTTACTGCTGCTAATCCGGCCAATCCAATAGCAATGGATGAGGCAATTGCTAGTGGAGTATTTGCTGCATTTGCTTCTAATGTCTTAGCTATTGCTGAATAGGTTGATATTGTTGCTGCTGCAATTGCTAGTGCTTTACCTTCAACTGTATTTTTACCAACTAACTCGCTTATTGAATTCAATGAGTTAGCATAAGAATCTAATAATTGTAATTTTGCATCCTTTTCTTTTTGTGCAATTGCTAATTTAGCATCACTTGTTTGCTTGTCTGATAGTAGCCCTTTTTGATTTAATTCGTCTAAGGCTGCATATCTCTCTTCAGCACTTAAAACTTCATCTTTTGCTATTTCTTTTAGATCTTCAATATGTGATGCTTTTCTTTCTTTCTCTGCTAAATTTATACTGTCTTGTGTTCCCTTTTCTCTATCCTTTATAAATTTAGCCTTATCAACTTCAAGTTTTTCAAGACTTCTGTCATACTCTCCTTTAGTTATTAATTTGTTTTTTAAATCAGCGTCTAATATCTTTTTTTCAATTGCTTGTTGTGTTTCTAGTTCATTTACAGTTCTAGTACCTTTTGCTTTTAAGGCCTCAAGTTCAAAAGTTAATGCTGCTTTGTTTTCGGCAGCTATTTTTAAATTCTTTTGCTTTTCTAGTTCTTTTAAATCTTTGTTATGACCTGCAATTAATATTTTCTCTTCTTGCTTTAATTTATCAAGTTCATCCTTATTATCAACGGCTGCTTTTTGCTTTAGTTTATTTAGCTCTAATTCATGCTTATAAGTCTTTTGACCACCTGCTCTTTCAACTTCTAGTTCCTTTTCTTTTTGCTTAATTAACCGATCTAGCTTTTCTGCTGCTGCTGCCTCTTCATTTGCTTTTATTCCTGCCTCCGCACCCTTTTTATAATTACCAACTACATCATAACCCTTTTTTATCTCTTCTAATGCGCCTGCAAAATCTCCTTGTATTAATTTACCAAATGCTTTAAATGGCATTAGTATAGCATTCTTGATAACTTCTCCGGCACCATAAGCAACCTCTCTAAGTTTATCAAATATTTTCCCCATATCATTAAAGATCGGAAATGATTTTTTAACGGCTGCAGATATTGCTTCCCAATTAGCAAGTAATAAACCTACTGCAACAACTATCAAACCTATTCCGGTTGCTCCAATACCTGCCTTGATTCCTTTTAGCGCATCGCCTGCAACACTTTTTAAGTTTTTAAAAGCATCACCCATTCCTAGTAATCCGTTCAAACCTGTAGCAAGTGCAATTGCTCCTTGAGTCTTTGCCATTACTTTATTAAGATCTTCACTTTCGGATCCCATGATTGCCATTGCGCCTTGCATAGCTGCGAATCCGTTTGCTGCAATACCAACTACATTTGCTAATGCTTGGAACTTCTTTTCAGGATTAAAAGCGTCAATAGTTGTTCTTGTATCTGCAATCTTATCTTTTAATTCACCGGCTTTTTTTGCAGCGTTAACAAAGGCTGCACTGCCTTCCTCAAGTGTTTGAAGTTCGTTTGTAACTGCTCGTAATTCTGCTTTTAAACTTTTAACCGATGTTATTGCGGGTGATGCTTTTATCTCAACATCTACTATTACTTTTTCAGTTGCCATTTTTTATAATATTATTGGGTGTAATCTATATTCTAATTCAATCAACATTTGACTGTTTCCTGCTGCTCCTAAATTTCCTGATGCGTTTATATTTATTGCCAAATCTTTAAATACCGTATCGTTTATATTTCTTGCACGTTGCATCGTTGCAGTTGTTACAGTTGTTATGCTATTATCAAACTCTGCAAGGTGTGTTCCATCTCCTGCAAATTCAAGTGATAATACTCTTCTTGTATATCCTGTTGGTGGGCTTGTTGCTCCAAAAAATACTGTAACGTATGCTCTAAATACTTCAATCCAATAGCCTGATTGCGCTGCTAAAATTTGAATTGGTGTACTATGTAAATTTTGTAGTTCTGCAACTGTTAAAAGCCTGCTTGCGTAATATGGTTGATGTATATTATTTATAACAGTTTCATTAGGCATTACACTTTGATAACCATTAGAACCTATGTATGTTCCACCGTTTTGATTTGTAATATTATTTGCTCCACCTAAAATAGATACACCGTCAGCATTTACTATATTGCCATTTGAATTTACTATATTAGTTCCTCCACTTACGTTATTTTCATAACCTTGTATTGTATTATCTGCTAGGTATGGATATATATTTCCATTTCTATTACTGTCAAGTACGTACACCGGTTGCTCGTTTCCGTCAATAGTTCCTGTACCGCCGTTTATAGTTTTTGTTATTTCTGTAAAAGTAGTTGCTGCAGATAATTTTAAAAAAGTTAAAATAGCCGGATCTTCACTATTGCTATCAAAATCAACTTCGTATAATCTATAATACTGCTTGTCTATAAAATAGTAGTTTCTAAAAGATAGTTTGTTTATTTCTAACTCCGATAATTTGATATGAAACTTTACAATTTTAGAATCAGGATTTGTAATCTCATCAATTCCTTTTCTATGATATAAGTTATAAAGGTTTACATTTGTATACTTAGCTGCCTTATAAAATAACTGTTTAGGCATCTCAAAATTTAAATCGAAAGTAGGATTTGATAATGAGTTTAAATGGCCAACAAAAGGATATGTAGTATAATTTGTTACAGTACCGGACACCTTACTAGTTATATTCCAAGTATTTGCAGTGTTTACATTCCCTCCTCTATAAAGCAATCTTAATTTAGCCGGTGTATCTGTAAATTTACCGTTGCTATCTACAAATAGGATCCTAGTCATTACTCTATCATTAAATACTGATAGCCCTAATGGAGTTGGAGCAAAGATTACTTTTGTCTCAGTTTGATCAACTGCAAAATCGTTTACAATAATTTTCTTTTTTGTTCCGTACGCATCAATATACTTAGCATCAAATAATTTATTATTTTCGTCTGTATCTTTATCAAAAGTAAATTTGTAATCTTTATACTTTAAGGCACCCATTGGTTGTATTTCAATGGCTTTACTTACATCTACTTTATTTGTAAAGTCTACTAATGTACTTGTATAAAAAGTGTCTCGTGGTTCAATGATTAATTTCTTATCATCCAATGGATCGGCCTCTGCATATAGATTAAATGTTTTAAAAATACTACTTAAAAAATCTGCTTGCTTTGTATCGTTTGGTAATATACTATTTAACGACATTGTGCCGTTCTCAACAATACTAGCATTAGGATTATTATAAAAATTAGAAGTATTCAGTAAAGAGTATTCAAGGCCTAGATAAGATTTATTTGTAATAAATTTAACTTCTATTGTATCTCCTATATTACAAAATAGATCTAGTTTTACAATCTGCATACTTACATCAAAAGTACCGCTTGCAGCTATTGAAGGAATTACACTTGATTCAGAACATACTATTGATCCGTTTTTATATATATAGATTTGAGGAGTAATGTTTGCTATTGTACTTGCTGATGTATTTTTAAGTCTTATATTTAGATTTGCTACAAAATCGTAATAACCTTGTTTATTTACAACCTGTTGGTATGTTCCTGTATTATAGCTTGGTGGCGTTGTATCTGCTACTATATTATTAAAAGGCAAAGTAAAAGGCAAGAAAGTATCTACACTTGCATACATTGAGTCAACTAATCTATTAGCCTCAAAAAACCTTTCCAATACTTGCGCTTCTGTTAGCAATAAAGTTTTACCTGTAGCAGGAATCAATATGCTTTTAAACCTTGTTGAATCAAAAAAATCAGAACTATATCTATATCCGGCATCCTTGAAAATTGCGTCAATTAAGATCCTCAAATACACTTGCGGGTGCATCTGATCTATATAGTGAGTAACTTCATTAGAACTTGCGCCATACTCTATCAATCCATAATAATAACCGTTTGATAAAGGTGCAGTCCAACTGTTTTGTATGTTAGTTAAATTCCAAGTATGGTTGTATGCTGATAGATCTAATGCGTTCAACTTCTTTTCGCCTAGATCCTGAAACAAATTTGCAGTCCTGCCAATGACAATTATTTCATATTCTATTTGATTATCATCTATTACGTTTATATTTGTTAATTGTAAGTAACCTCTAATTTGTACTATACCGTTTTTATATAGTACGCAATCCGCTTTTAAAGTTGGATTAAAATCAGGAGCAAAGTTGTACGTATTTCCATTTTGAACGGATCTAGCTAGATTAAAAATATTGCTAAAAATATCATTGTTATTATGAGTACCGGGCAATGTAATAGTTTTTGTAAAATCACTTTTACGTTCTGCGACATTCTGTACATCAATAATACTTTTATTAATAGGCAACGCTACGTTCTCATATAGATCTAATTCATATTCAACTATAGATGCTCCTGCTACTTGATTTATTATAAGTCTGTTTTGATTCATTACAATGATTGTCTATAGCGTGAATAAGTATACTCCATATCAAATGAAATATTGAATAGCTTTCTATCGTTTAAAAACTTTTTTATTTCATAGTTACTATTGGTTATGTTAACTGCTATAAAATTAGTTGAACTCCTCTCTAGGTAAACAACAGGTGAAGTTGCTAACTGCTCTAGCAATAAACTTTGCTCTTGACTAATCCAATCTGATTGTATGTTTATATTATCTGTTATTGTAGTATTGTAATCTGTTTTCAAACGATCAGATTTGCTATAGCCTATTGATAACGGTGCTTTAAATTGTTTTCTTTCAATATCAATATTAGTTTTACTATTCCTTATAAAATTAAATGATTCAAAGGCTCCTAGCTTATTCAACCAATGTAAGCGTACGGTTGGATATATAGAACATTCCGGTGTATAAGTAAATGTTTTAGATGCCAATACAGATCCTCCACTAGTTTGTACTTGTACTAAATATGTTCCATTCGCCAAAGGTAAAGCAGATGTATCAAGTATCCATTTTCCTGCATTGATGTTAAATAGGTGCTCCTTTGCCGTTAAAGTTATCACCTGTGAGTAAGATGTGGCCGACAACAAAACAATCTTTCCTGCCACTCTATTTGGGTCAAAAAACGTGAGTATTTTATTTTGTGATATCTCAATATTTTCATTTACCGATAAATTAGCATTCAGGAACCCGAACCCGCTTACATTACAATTTACGTATGAGGTTGGAGTAAAGTCTTCAAAATCAAATATTGCGTTTGTAGCAAACTTATAACTTGACGTACTAGGTGTAGCAGGATCCGATGCTTGTAAAGCACTTAATGTAGGAACACCTGCTATATCATACAACTCTCTAAACTCTACATAATACTTTACTCTTGAATTAGTGTTAGCTGCTACATAGGCTGCTTGTGCGTTTAAAAAATCATAACTTACATAATTCTTTAATACGTTACCAATATCAAAAGTTAGTGTAGCCACTCCCGGTTGAGCCGGATATTTTAACCTAGCTAAAAGAGTTGATGTAACAGTTTCTTTTATGTCTACAACAAAATAAAAGTTTGGTTGAGCAGTATTTGTACTACTGATCGTATAAGCTACTTGGTTGAATGCTCCTATGAAATTATCAGGAACCGATGTTTTTGTAATTGCCATATTTTAAAATTCTTGTACTATTGATGCTATTATTTTTTTGCCTAACTCTTTTGACATTGCCTCAGACAAAACTTTTAATCTTTTTTTTCCAACTGCAGGCTCAACGTAATTTACCGGCTTAATACCGCTTATTTTTGTTGCTATTGCCATTCCTTTTGCGGCCTGTTCTATTGCGTCAAAGTTGGCAACCTTCTTTTTATTCCTAGTTTTATAAAGTGATTTACTTTTGCCTTTTATTTTCGCAGTCTTTAAACCTAATTTACTAATGTACTCTTTAAAACTATTTACCATTGAATCAGGAGTGCCTAAATTCCTGAATCTAAATGGTGAGTTTGGTGCTTTTGCGTTTGTCTTGACTCCTTGCACACCTTTGTCTAGAAACTCCCAATGATCCTGCATTGTTACAATCTCTATTCTTAAATTACCGTTTGCGTCAATTGGATAAGGCTTTGGTGCTAGATCGGCAATAAGTTTTCCCCTGTCTCCGATCCTAGTTTTCTTAGATAGGATCTTGCGCATAATACCTATACTTTGATTAGCCCAATCAACCATAATTTTTTGAGCACCGCTTGCTATATCCTTTTCAAAATTGGCAGTTGATGAACCGTATTTGCTACCTATCTTTGTTCCTTCGCCTTTTGCCATTGTCTTTTTTCCTCTTCGCTTTTATCTTTGTAGAACACTACTGTATTTAAAAACTCAATTACATTTAAATCAAAATAGAAGTCCCATTTAGATCTATCATTGTTAGCCATATTATTTATGACGCCAATCCAACCCCATTTTTCTTCAAATGTTCTACCACTTGTTTGTTGCTCTTCGCTAGCTTCACCGCTTTCTGTAATTCCTCCTCCAAATAAATTTGGATATTGTTGTGCAACTCCTCGAAATATTTGCAAAAAAAAAGCATGATCGGATAGGCCTGTGTTATCTTCATATGATTATAAAATAGATCTGCAACTTCTTTATGCTTTTCCGGATTGTATTTTAATCTTTTACCGTACCAAGTTCTTTCAACGCAAATACTAGCTAGAATATTGTGTATGTTATTTACAATATCTTTTTCATCCTTACAAAATGAAGTAGCATCAATATATTGATTAGCACCTAGCTTTTGAGTTTGCCATATACATTCAAATCTTTTCCATTTAACCCTAAATTTTATTTTGACCTTAGTATTGCTAGTCAATTTTTCTATTTCACTAAATTCCTGTAAACTTCTAGTCAGATCTTCAATTGGCATAGATTCAATCTCATCAAAAGTTTTATTGCTTACAATGGCTAACATCTTGATACTTTTGTTTATTGCATCGGTTTCAAAGTCAGATATTGTCTTACATTGTATAAACTGCCCTATTGTTAATTTATTTACTTTCATTTCTAAATAATATATTTTAGTTGGTTATTTGTTAAACACGTATTGTAGCATATTTACCCTGCGGCCTGTTATTTAATTTATTTAAAGCAAAATATCTGATCGCATCTATTGCGTGGTTGGAATGGTCTACAGGTTTGCCGGTCAATTTTCCGTCTCTATCTCTCTCCCACTGATATGTTCTCAATTCTTTTATCAGGTTAGTAGATTGTTTTGTTATGTTCAATTTATATCTTTTTAAGATGTCTATGCCGATCTTTATTGAGTCCGCACCCTTAGATGCCGGTTGAACATTAAAGCCCTGCAAACGCAATTCCTGAATTGATTTAGGCTCCGCACTATCTGCAACTATATCGTATGGCCTTGTAATATTAATTGACTTCATAAAATTACCGATATCGTTATTTGTCATATTAGTTCTATACAATAATTCATCTATGTATAATTCATTGTCCATCTTGTATATAGCCATTAGTGTAGTTGGATCGTTTGTAAATCCAAAATCCATTGAGTATCCTAGTAGCTTTGCTTCATCCGGTAATCTCTCAACCTGTTGCCAATTATCAAATACAACTCCCTCAAGTGATCCGATCTGACCAAGTCCGTATACCTTCCACCAATTAGCCCAATATGAACTAGTTGCGGCCTTATCTCTTGCTTTCTCTATTTCTTTGACTAGATCCTTATCTAAGGCCTCATTATCTTTATATGTTAAAACAATCAGATCTGCATCTGAATCTGTATTTAATTCAGTATGTACCCAAAACTCGCTGCTTGGATTGTAATCTAAGTATATAAATTTCTTTGTACGGATCGCAAGTTGATGGTATGCTTCAAAGTTTACATTGTTAGCCTCGTTAATGAATAGTACATCTCTTCTTGCGCCTCTTAGCTTATTAGGTTGATCCGCACTAAAGAACTCAATATAAGATTTATTCTTGAAAGTATACTTTAAGGTTGATTTATTGAACTGATCGTCATTGTAGAATCCGATCCAATCCATAATTTTTAAAAAGTCTTTTAAGGCTCCTCTCCTGATCTGTGGTATTGTTTCAGCTACAATACTGATCTCACTATTAGGATTCTTATATGCGTAATCAATAAGCATAGGTATAATACTGAATGTTTTTGAACTTGATGTTCCACCCTGTACAATTCTGATCCTTTTATTCAGTTTAGCAATTTTCTTTTGAGCAGTAGTAATTTTTAGCATAAATGCGATTTGTCCACCGTATAGACAACCGGTTTTATTGAGTTTCTTGGTTTTCTTGAATATTTAAATCTAGGCCTTTAAAGATCTCTCTTTCACCGGATACTTCCACTTCTTGTCTCTCTACATATCCTCTCTTCTTTCCTTTAGTCTTTAAATAGAATATTATTGAACTTGGGTTGGGTGCATCCTTTACTTCTACTATGTCACCTTTGTTGGTAACAACCTGATGCTTAGCACCCATCATTAATTGGTTCAATTGAGACTCGGCAAAGTCAATAGCCATATCACTTATACCTTCAACTGCTTCTTTATACTTCTCGTCATCTTTTAACCAAGCATAATGTGTACTTCTATCTATGCCAACTGTCTTGGCTGCTGTTGTTACTATTCCTAGACTTTTTTCAAGTGCTTCTAGCATAGCTTTTTTTATTGTAGGATTATGTGGGTTCATATTATAAATTTTTAAATGCTTTTAACGGATAGAATACTAATGAATTACGATAACCTCCTTCAAATGTAGGAATGATTGGAGTAACACCATGTATGTTTTTCCAAGCAGGATATACTAGTATTGAATTATCTTTTTGTCCTATGGTTGCGTTGTAGTCAGGTATATGTAGATCACCTCCTTTTGAATTATGCTTCTTACATATAATAACGTTTACGGCTCCTTGTATGTTTCCTGCATCTCTGTGGAATGGTGCTGATATATTATAGTTTGAGATTGAACTAGTAAATAGACTGCCAAACTTCCACTTGTCGTCCATGTCTTTAAATAGTTCTATCTGTCTATCATATTGGTTTGGTATTATTTCTTTTATTAGTTGTTCGCTTTCCTTAGCTAGTAATAACATTGCTTTTATAAATGTTTGCGCAGTCTTTACTGAATGTACGGATGATTTTGAAGCATAGTTTCTTCTCATGTGTGGTCTTGGCGGAACACTACCTATAATAGTTGAGTATTGGAATACCTGTTGTTCATCTGTATGTATACCACTAGATCTACCCATATTTGTTTTAGGTACATTCTTGCTAGTAAGTTCTTTGTCGGCTAGATCCGCAAGTTTACACATCTTGTCCGGCATCTTAGACATATAGAAGCCTATTGGCTCACCGTTGTCGTAAAATATACAATCCTCTGTTACATTAGGTTCAATGTACTTGCAGTTGTCTCCAATCTTAATTGAATGCTCAACTAGTTTTAAGTCTATTCTTTTCATTTATTTCTATATCTAATATTTTATAAAATTCATCTTTTACTTCTTGTATAGATCTGTTATTGTCTATAATATATAATTTTCTCATACCATTGGTTTTTTTTATCAACGATATATGATTTTTAAGTTTATTGTTATATGTAGCAACGTTTATTGTTTTACCTCTTTGCGAGATCCTTTTAAGATTGTTTTCAAAGTCTGTTTTTAAATAGTACAATACCAAGTCAAAATAAGGCCTCAACTCTTCAAAATCTTTTATTTGACAATAATAGTTTCCTGCTATTAATATATTCTTATCTGTATTGCGCTTTATTTCGTTTAGTACATCTTCTTTTTTATGATAACATAAACTGTCTGCACCCCTTATTTTAGTACCTAGTACATATACATTATTCCGGATCTCTAAAAACATTGATGTCCTAGACAATATAGGCTCCTCTATTAAAGTTGATTTGCCTACACCGTAATTACCTACAATAAAAAATACTTTCTTTTTAGCTATACTCATTCAAATAGTTTTTTGTAAATGTTTCAGATCTAAATTCCCATAGTACGTTCCAATATACTCCCTGAGTAATTTTACTCTGCATATCAATTAATTCTTTTCTCATTCTTTCAATATAGTATCCTACAAATCTTTTACCGTTCCTATACTTCTTATATGCGCACAAAGTAGTTTCTATTTGGAATATATCACCTTGATTCTCTTTTAATACCTTTATAAACTCGTTATGTAAGTACAAAGCATCCTTTGATGTTATTTTTTTATCAACCAAATCAATTCTACCGATCGCATATGCCAATCCATTCCTGCAGGATTCCGCTTCAATCATATTCAAATACGTTGGTTTTAAGTTTACATCTGTTATTTGATTTAATACATCTAGATAATTGAATAATGAAAACCGGCCAAAGTATTTTATGCTTTCTATTTTCTTATAGATCTTTTGCCATGTTGTAGATCTAAAATAGTTCTGTTGGTTATTCCTTACTAATGACTTATAACTTATAAAGCACTCTACAAACTGATCATTTGACTTTATCCTTAGCCGGTCAGTTTGAAATAATAGATTATGTTTATTTTTATTCCACCATTTACTTAGCCTGTCTATATCAACGCATTCAAAGTCAGGAAACTCATTGTATATGTAAAAAGTAGTAACTGCTGAATAACAAGTGCCGTATAAAAAAGCAATCCAATATCTTTGCTCAATATTAAGTTCATAACGATCTGAAATATACTTTAAGCAAGTTATAGATGGATCAATATCTTTAGCTAGTAAACTTTGTTTATGATATGTCTTGTAGTCTATTACCACTCGTATAAGTTTAAGTTGGTTACTTCTTTTTGTATAACAATACCGCTTCGTTTCATTATATCCTTAGTAGAACAAATAATAATGTTATTGTCATCGTTGAAGTATAAAGGCCTTTTTTTGTTCCTCAGGGCAATTAACTTTCCATTGTCAAGTCCTAACATGGCGAATGTTATGTTATCTCTTAAAACAAACGATTTGTTGTCAAATTTTTGAATTAAAACATATCCATCGTTTTCTATTTCCATCTTGACTCCAAATTCCTTTTCTATCTCGTTTTTACTTTTCTGTGAAATAACTCCGTTGAATACTATTGATTTGTTTTCAAAAGTTATCGGTTGGTTATTTTCCATTACATTAAAGTCTCCACTAGTAGAATATCTAAAATGAGCAATAAATAGATCAGGTGCTATTGAATGTATTTTATTTTTAAACTCTTTGTAATCAAGGTATTTGTATGTTTGTATTATACCATTGTTATAATAGGAGAACCCAAATGCGTGGATTCCCCTTAGCCGGCTTTCATCAAACACCTTGTCTAATAAATTTATATCATATACACCTTTGAAACCTATTACTGAACACATTTAGTTGTTTTTAGATTGCTCTAATTTTAGTTGCTCAATCAGGAACCCACCAATGTAAAGTTCTTTGTCTCTCCAATATTTAACGATCTTTAAGGCCTCTTCATAATGCTCAAGTTCAAACTCAATCAATATAGCCTTCTTTACTCCATCTGACATTTCGCCAAGTTCTTTTGATACATCCTCTCCATCAAGTATTGAGTAGTCAACATCTGCAGGTTGATTCCAAACGTCAAAACCCCACTCTTGTAACTGCTCTGAATCCCAATCATTTGCTAATTCATCCCAATTCCAATCACCAAAGCCTACATTGTCCTTAATGATAAATTCTCTTTGCTGCTGCTCTGATAAATCTTTTGCCTTTATAATATATACCTCAGTCAATCCGGCTTCAATACAGGCTCTTAAACGCATATTGCCGCCTAGTACAATCATATCCTCGTTAACTACAATAGGCCTTATCTCAAGCATTGTAGGAAATTCTTTTATTGATGTAACAAGTTTTCTAAATTTGTCATCCTTAATTATTCTAGGATTATTTTCATTAGGCTTTACTTGTTCTATTTTTACTTTTTCAATTTTCATATTTATTTTAATTTATATAGTTTACTCCAAGTTGTCGGCACGTTCATATATTTTACTAGATCGTAACCTAGTTTATCAAATAGTACATTCCATTCCTGATCGTTTTTAATATTTATATGACCCCAATCTGCATCACCATCTGTTTTGTTAGGTGTTGAACTGAATAGTATATAATTAGGCCTGATCTTTTTAAATAATGATTTCAATTCCTTGTCTGTCATATGTTCAGCAACTTCTATGAATACAAGTAGATCCGTTGTAATAGGTAACGGTAATATAACTAAATGCGGCAAGTTTTCTCTTATATACTCCCTATGCGCTTCAAAATATTCGTACCCAACTATATTGTAAGACTTTCTATGAAAAGCATCTGAGTACGCACCTACACCGGCACCGTAATCAAGTACAGATTCAAATTGTACTTCTTTTGCTATAGCCTCAACTGTAGCATCACATAGGCTAATAAAATCTTGATTGAACGGGCTTATACCCATTTTCAATTCTGCTTCTAAAAATTGTTTGTCTGTTATCATTTTATTCTATTTTCGTATAAATTCCTTCTTTCGTATTCCTTTGTTATTATCTCTTCTATTGTAACCGGTTTAGGATTCTCTATCTCGTATTTGTTTACAAACCTAACCATATTTTTTATAGCTTGAATCATACAACCCTGACAATCACCGGATCTTATACCGGTAATCTCTTGACTATATTCTTTAATCCTGATCAATTGATAGTTTGTACCGCACCAACTGCTTTCGTTGTCAAATATTTTAATTAGTTCGAGTATTGTAAATCTCTCATCAATTAGTAATGCGCCTTGCATCTCGTTGTATATCTCTTCGTATCTTCTCATAATTTAAAATTTAAATAATAATCTTTTAAGTATAATAGAACAATATGCACCATATCCTGCATAAGCAAAAGGCTCTGCATAAGTTTGCAAATTGAAAACATAAGTAACTACACACACCCAAAATGTAAGACATACGATGCAGTTAAAAGGTTTAAAGTCTAACCAAGATGGGAATTGAGTAAGTGAAAAGAATGATACGAATACCATCGCTATTCCTATTGAAGTTAATATCATAATTTAATCTTTAAACGTTTCGTTGTAGTATTTTTCTCCGGGTAATTCATAATCTAATCCAATTATTTTTATTTGATTACAAGCATCAATTATCTGTTGCTTCTCCATTTCTTTGGCTTTTGCAAATAATCCAAATTCATTTACATTATAATTTTGTAGGGCAATTAATTCTTGTTCTAACCATTCAACTGCTGTTTGTTTGCTCATAATTTTATTATTTGTTTATATGCGTTATATCTTAACTCTGCTATTTTTTCTATTGATTGTACTTGAACATCTAAATACAATTGCTCGGCTAGATCTTCTATCATATTTGGATTACGGATTAGTTTCACCATTTGCTTATACCAATCGTGCTTACTTTTAGCCTTTAAACAATTTTTATCAGTGAGTAAAGTATTGTACGGATGAACATCTGAAACAATTACGGCCTTCTTTTTAAATCCGGCTTCTAATAGTTTCAAGTTAGATTTCATATTATTAAATCTTGTATCTTTTAAAGGTATCAAAGCAACATTTATACGATCGTAAAAATAAGCATAGTTATGAACATCTGTGCTTGGAAAGATCTCAAAATTATTTTCGCTTGCTTTACCCTTACAAGACAACACGCCAAGCATTGCTTCGCTTTCGCCATCACCCTTAGCATAACCACCATATACCATCTTGAAACTATCTTTATATCTATAGTCAGTATATAAAGACAAAAGGCTATCGTGCATGAGCATAATATCGTCAAAATGAGTAATACTACCACTCCAACCAAATACCACACTTAAATCACTCTTAAATGGCACAGGTTCAAACTGAGCAAAGCTAGGCAAACCGTTTGGTATCAAATAAGTTTCTTTGCTTCCAAATTCTTTTTTTATCTGATCCGATAATAATTGATGAGTACAAGTAATTACATCAGCGTATTTTATTGAATCTTTTACATCGGCTCCAATACCATCTCTCTTAGATACATTATATAAAATATGATTAGTTGGTAGTTGAAAGTCATCATCCATATCAAGAACAAATTTAACTCCTGCTTTCTTTATTTTCTCTGCTACTTTTTTTGATTCAAGTATTTTAGACATCGTTCTATTTGCTACAACTAAATCAAATCTTTGAATAAACTCAATCGAATCTACACCATCAATAATATTTGAATCAATGTCACCTACTTGATGTAATTCAACATCATCAAAATATTTAAACAATGCTCTATGCGGATTCAATAACCTATGATAATCAACACCGTTTAATGTTGACTTTTCTCCAACTTGTGTTTCGCTATAGCTAGGAATTAATACTAGTATTTTCATATTTATTTTAAAGTATTTGCAAATTTTTTTATACGATCTTTTGCTTTTCGTAATGTCTCATAACTTATTCCGGTTGCCCTGTGAACTTTTGATAATGTACCTAGTTCATTATAATAAAGCAGGATCCGGTTATCAATCTCATCTAGATCTAGCATAAACTGTTCTATAATATTTAGATCTATAATGTTATCAAATTCTTGATCCTGACATGATTTATCTTCAATCTCCTGCAATGTATCTTCTTTTGAGTAAATATACCCATAATCCTCATTTTTATAAATTATATATCCTAGTTTGCCTTGTTTGCTTATTATATTTCTAGCTACACAAAAAAACCAAAAAGACAAGTGCTCTTTGGTTGGTAATCTCTCTTCTTTAATAGTCAGTATTTGCTCGCATACTTCTTGAAAAATATCGTCGCAGTATTTTTTGTTTATTTTAAAGCAAGTAGTTTTGTAACTCTCGTTGTTTAAAATTTCATTTATAATCTCTATTCTAGTCACAATTTTTTTTACATAAAAAAAGCACCAATAAATTGATGCTCCAAAAATAGATCTATTATAATTCTATTTTATTAACAAGTTTTACACAGTCTTTCATTAGCTTCGTAGTAGTTATCAAAAAACTCCTCTTCGCCGTTATCAAAGTCTGTAATTATAAACTCAACATCCTGACCAAAGCAAGATGCTATTTGTACTCCGTTCTCAAGAGCAATATAAACATAGCCTGAATTATTATTCATACCTATATCCATTATCTCTTCACCAAAGCAATTACCTAAGTATGCTTGTTGTACTTTAATCCAAGATCTAAAATCTGAACTACCTAATTTGCTTAAAAAATTTTGAATTTGATTTTCCATTGTTTTTATTTTTTATTTTGAGTATTTAACTATTTGTTTTAATTCTTTAAGCATTTGCATTGTAGCTACAAATTTCCAAGTGCTTACTTCTCTGTGCATTGTTCCTGAACTATTTTCTCTTACATTGTAATCTTGACTAATAAAATTTTGAAATTTAGTTATCCAATAATCAAATATCTCTTCATAGGTCAATTCGCAGTCTTTTACCATATCTTTTAAAATAGCTTTGTAATGATCTAACTTGTACGATTCAATATATAAATCCTCGCATATCCAAGGTAAATTATAACAAACATTTTCTATTAGTTTTTTGTTCATTTCAAAAACATTTAATTCTTTTTGTTCTACGATATTTTGTAATTCTATTCTCATAATTTTTAATTTTTATTTGTTTATTTAATTTTAAAAAAGATGTCTTTCCATCAGTCAACCCTGTACGAATACTGTGGGATTTTTTATCTTTATTTTCTATAAACTTTCTTTAGTCCAAATCATTCCAAATTTCTTACTTCTCTCAATCATAAAGGCTCTTGCCTCTTTTGAAGTTCCTACCATTGATGGCTTTACCTCCCCATCTATTTGAAAATTTAACATTGTAGATTGTAATTGAATTTTACCTTCTAAGTACATCTCAAACTCATCGTTAAAAGTTCTAACAAAAGCACTATAAAATCCTCCATTAGTCAAAGAACCTCCATAAGATAAAGAACCTAACAATCTCAATCCTTCTTCTAAGGTATAAACTACAAAAAATCTATCATAGTCATATCCGTTACCTTTGTCTACTTTATAGAACTCAACATCACTATACTTGCTGAATCTGTCAACTGCTCTCTCCCATTCGCTTGGGTTATACTCTCTTTGTGAATCATTCTTAACTTCATGTGCGGTCATTCTTGATGCCATTGTTTTGTTTTGTACGTTTTTCATAATTTTTAGTTTTTTTTAGTTCGTTATTGTTCGGCAAAGGTGAGAATAAAAAAGTTAATAAAAAAATTATTTACGATTTATTTTTTAAATTATTTTTTAACGATCAGGAAAACAACAAATTAAAATTTATTTATTTTTTCTAGGATCTCTATTTTTTGCTCAAAATCTTTAATTTTGTCTAAAAAAATAAACTGCTCATTTTGAAGTCTCTTTGATTTAGCCCTGAATAAAATATTTTCATAATTAAACTTTGCAAATACCCTAGCGTTGAACTCCTGCATCCGGTAAAGTGTTTCAAGGTGCCTTAGGCCGTTATCCTTCTGAGTGCCTTGAGAATTTATCACCTTCATCTCAAAGTCTTCAATAAATGCGTTAAAATCCCAAAAATCGTGAAACAATATTGCGTTATGATTATTTGATCCAAACAATGAAAAATATTTATTTATCTCAATAAGTAAGTTTTTATATTCAAGACTTCTTATTTTTTCTATTTCTTTATACTCAGGTAATGTCATTAGAATGGTATGTTAGGTTGGTAAAAAGATTCTACTTTACTTTTGTTATTATCAACGTTATTAAACGGTGTTGGTATATACCTTTGATAGCCTTCAAACTCTTCATAATACGCATTCTTTACTAGGTCAAATCCTAAACTGAACCGGCCTTTAATACCTACAATCTTTGGTTTTGCTTTTCTTATGTCTATATCAACTACATTAGACTGTATAAAGTTTCCATTATGTTCTATGTAATTTCTATGAATACAAATCAAACTCTGTGCCTTAGCATACCATACGGATCCGCCTTCAATCTCATCCGGCCTTGGTGCTCTAGGAAACTGCTCACCCTTTTCAACTGTCGGATTCCTAGCGTGACAAACCATTATGTTATGAATGTTATGATACTTCGCAAACCTATTCCACTTTGGTAAAGCATATTTTAAATACTCAGATATCAATCCATTGCCTTTTCCTTTTAGATCGTGGTCAAGATCGTTCCAATTATCAATTACTGCTAGATTACAATTATAAAGTTTCTTTGCTTCTTTTACGTATTCAAACCATTGCTCAAAACTTATTCCGGCCTCGTCATTACCTTCTATTACTGTGAAATACTCTTGAACAAAGGCTTTAGCGTTATACAATTCTTTTTCACTAATATAGTTTTTATGAGCCTTGTTCATTGATTTACCGGTCAAACAATGGATCAGTTCGCAATATATTTCGGCTGCCGTTCCTGTCTCAGGTGAATAAATAATTGGCCTCATTCCGTAATTAACTACCATTGATATAAGAAGTTGATACATAAATTGAGACTTTCCGCTTGTAGGATGGCCGTATAAAATAGTTGTGTTTCCTAGTCTAAGGTTGTAGTGATTCCTTGCTCCTTCAAATCCAATATAATATCCGGCTCTCATACCATTTTCATAAAGATCCATAAACTCTGAATCAACTTTATTGTCGTTTATTTTTAAAATATTTACCATATAATTTTTTTCTCCTCTATTTTATTTTCAGACTTGTTAAACTTCTTATCATTACTTGACCAAGTTATAAGTCTCTTGTCTACTTCAAAAGTATTTTCCATAGCCATCCTCATTTTACCTTTGTCGTTCTTTTCTGACCAATACCTGTAAAATGAATTTAATATATCTTTTGAATACTTCTCTTTATACTTTGAAAGTTCATCTATAAATTCTTTATCAGTACATTTTTTATATTTAAATATTATTACATTATCATTTACAGTAACAGTTACATTTAGGCTTTTTTGGCTTTCTAAAAAAAGGCTTGGGTTTTTTGGCTTTGGTTGGGTTTGTTCAATTATCTTAGGCCGGCCTCCTTTTTTACCGTTTAGTGATTGCTTTTCTTTAAATTTATCCCAAGTTGCTAGATCGCGTTTTAATTGTTGTTTAATCGGTTCAAAGCATAAATCAACTAAGATATCATCAACGATCGGATTAAGGTCATTAACATACTCTAAAATGGTTAAAAAGAGTATTCCTGCTTTATCTTGCGGCATCTTTTTGATCGTGTGGATCAGATCCGCGTATAATATAAATGATTTTTTATTTTCTGCCATAGTTATAAAAATGAAAAAGCCCCAAACGTGTCGCATACGATTGAGGCAATTTCTATAATCAACTTTGGAAAATTTTTTATAGGAGAGTTATTAAGATGCGACCAAAATAACACTTGCAAAATTAATATTTCTACCTGACTATTATTAACTTTTTATCAACAAGTAGCTGATTAAAATAATCCTTAGTGTAATTCATAACAGGCAAATAATATCCTTCATCCTCACAGATTAATACTACTGTGTCGTATAAGGTAAATTTACATTTAAAAATTTTCTTATGTTTAAGATCTTTTATTTTTTGTGGTTTCATATTAGTAAAGTATTTGGTTTATGTTTTCTGTAATTCTATTAAATTTGATAGCAAATCTTTTATCAGTCTCAATTAAGTTTTCAACGGATCGGATTGCGTGAATAATCGTTGTATGATCTTTTCCGTATGAATCCTGCTCGTGTGTTCTGCTAGTCATATAAAACATACCGATCTCATCCAATGATAGCAAAGTATGTTTCCTGATTAAGTACATTGATATTTGTCTAGGTTCAACTAAAGATCTAACTCTAGTAGAAAGTATTAATTGACTGCTTTCAATTCCAAATTCTGCAGCGCATATACCTATTATCATTTTACCTATTTCGCTATTACCTAGTAAATCAATATTTTTTTTAATAAATAACTTGCAAGGCACTCCGGATTCTTTTTGAATATCCTTTTCTGCTTTCTCAATTATCCATTGTATAATTTTTTCTTTATCTTCCATATTTCTTATATTTGTTTTTTATAAATTCTAATTCAATATCACTCCATTTAAATGTTCTAGTATCTTGTGCTAGTAATTCTAGATCCTTTACTTTTTGTTCTCCAAACCTTATTACCAATCCGGCTCTATAATTACTCTCGTTACCGTTTAAATATGTATTACACTTTCTGCATTGCTTATGAACATTCATTTCGTGGAATATAACACCCCTGTATAATTCTGCTTTTTTGTAATGGCCGCCATCCCATAGCTTAGTTTCTTTTACATTACAACTTATACAAGGTGAATCTTTGTCTCGCATCCGGATCCACCTTTGAAATATGACCTTGACATCATTTACTCGTTGCGTATATGTCTTCATTTTTTGTAGCTTTACTTTTTTCTCAAGTTTTGCTATGTTACTTTTGACAGGTTTGCTAAAAGCAAGTTCTATTGCACATTTAGCACAACAAACAGTTTGAGTGCTTTTAAACGGTGTAAAAACAGTTTTACATACTTTGCATTTTTTATCTTTCATATTTAATTAGGGGTGGCAGTTTATACCACCCCATTAATTTAGAATGGCAGATCTGTTGCAGGCCTGCTCAAGTTTGTAGCAGTCAAGTTTGTAAATCTTCTACCGTTGCTCAATCTGCTTTCGGCAGTAAATGTAACTTCAAGATTGCTTCCAATCTCGTGTCCTTCTAGTTCCTCTAATTTTAATAATCCAAATTCTATTTCTTTTGGATATTTCTCTTCAGGAGTTACTATTACAAATTGAACTTTACTCCACTCTTTACCGGCTTTCGTAGTGCCTGTGATTACTTCGCTTATTGCGATGATTTTTCCTTTTTGCTTATACATACTATATTATTGGTTTGGTTAATATTTCAATTAATTTATCTCTTTGTTCTGATGCTATTTTTACCTCATCTAGGATCCTTTGTTGTACTTCAGGATCCGCTTTTACAATTTTGTAAAATATCCTAGTTTCTAGTGGTAGATCTATTTCTATTTTATTTCCATCAAAATCGTAATTGGTTGATGTTAAATACCTGACTAAATAATGCAGATCTACACTAGGCAAACCTAGTTTTATGTTATGTAGACTTAAAGACATCATTTGCATCTGTGCTTGATAAAAATAGGCTTTAGGAATGTTTTGAAATTCCGGCTTGCAATCATTTATAATCATTAACTTCTGTTCAAAAAACTTTTCTGTAGGGCATTTTAGATCTATGCTAGCAACTATAATTCCGTCAAAATCATATAAAGCAGCATCCGGTGTACTACCGCAATCATCGTTAATTGGAAAATACTCTGAATCTAAGTATCTAGCATCTAAGTTAGTTACCTCAATAAATGATTCTAAGGCTTCTAGTTCATTTATATTTCCATGCTCTGTATGTTTACTTGAAAATGACTTTGCGTATCCTCTAATGCTCTCTATTGCCTTATCCATTATATATGAATCTCTAGTTGCTCCTTTACCGCCAACAAATAAATTCGATACGGTTGATGCAGTAAATTTACCTAGTCTATGATTACTTAGCATTTAATAGTTCCTCAACTTGTTTAGTTAAAAAATACTTTGCTTTTACCTTAGCTAGATCACCGCCTTTTTTTATGTAATCTATTGCATCTTCAAACGCTTGTGTATTTTGCGCTAACGTCGGCTTTGAATTAGTTACATTTTGATTGTCGGCATCGGCTTCTGTCTCATCAATTAAAAATAATCCATTAAGCGCATACTTTCGTGCGTAGCTGCTTGCCGTTCCGGTGCCCTGTTCTGAGGACATACCTTTATGTTCACTAGTTTCTGCAAATCCGCTACAATCAACAAAATACTCGTCAACTCTTATAGTTGCAGTTGCTTTAACAAATATTTTTGTTCCAAGTTGTATAACGTCATCACTAATAGTTAGTATTGCATTATACTTCTTTAAAATAGGCTTTACGGCCTCAAGTATATCCTCTGCGGATCTATACTTGTACTTTCCAAAATTGTTGTAGTTGCCTTTTGGCACTTTTAGTTCTGCTTGAATTTTAATTAAATTTTCCATTGTTTTTTTTGTTTGTTTTAGATTAATTGTAAGTAATTTTCTATAAATATTAATTGTAAGTATGTATTTTTTAACTGCTTTATGTTTAAAAATATTTTTTTACTCAATTTATTTTTTCGCAAGATAGCTTTTTTATTTGATTCCTCGTTATCTATCTCTTGAATTATTTTTCTAAGTTCCTTATTTTCAGCCTCTAAAAATTTTTTATTGAACTCAAGTTGTGTTCTAAGTGATAAAACTTTAAATTTATCCTGCAGATCTTTTAATTTTTCTTCCATAGTTAATATAAATAATTAAGTACGCATTCATAAACAAATCCTGAGTTGCAATTTAGATCCTCTAGTTGCTCTTCTGTTAGTTCTACTCCATCGTATTCTGCAGATTCAATAAAAGCATCGCAAAAATCAGGATAATCATTGGTGTCTATTCCACCTAGTTGTATGTTTGTTATTTTATCTAGTTCCATTTTTGTTTTTTTATTTGATTTTTTAGTTCTGAAATATTAATTAGCAGGTAATCCGCTTGTTTTGCTTTATAAATATTATTTTCTTTAGCTGCATAAACTCTATATCTTTCAATCCTCTCTTCTCTTTGTTTTAATGTATCTAATCTACTTATTTGCATCTCTAATCTCCTTTTTTAAATTGTCAACTAATAATGTTTGTAATCTCCATTGATTTACTGCTTTACCTAGTTCAATAAATTCCTGTTCATCGGCTTCTGAGTTGTGTGTTATCTCTAAGCACTTATTATAATGTTTCCAATATAATACTAGGATCTCTTCTTGTTTTTTTAGTTCTGTATTCATTCTTTATATCCTCCATCTGTGTTGTAAAACTCGGTTAATATTGCAGGTGCATTTTGTCCTAATGCTAATTTTATAGTCATTACATAAGCATTCTTGCATAGTGTTGGAGATTCGCTTATTAACTGTTTTAAAATGGTTTGAAACTGAACTCCCATTTTATCGGCAATATATCCAATTGCTTCTTGACTTTCTAGTAGTGATAAAACTACTTCTTTTTTTAATCGTTCTTTTTGCATAATCGTAATATGTATGATTTTTTTGTTTTTCTATTTGTATAAAGTCTTTGATTGTAGGCTGCTCTACTTACTGATGTTGTAGGTATAGATAGCATTCTTGCAGCCATACTAATACTTACTCCGGTTGCTATCAGATCTTTTGTTGCGCTAAATATATCAATTAATGTAGGCGCAAAATTTAATTCATAACGTTCTAGTGGTGTCATATAGATGTTTTCTCCATTAGTATTGTTACTACTTCATTAAACTTTAAATCAAACTCTTCTTGAGTACCTACTTCTTTATCAATTAATGCAATACTTGTATAACTCATAGCTATTGCTTCGCTATCTTTTGCAAAACATACTTGTACTGCTTGCTCTTCGCTTATTATTTTATAATAATAGCAAATGTTTTTTCTGTACGCAGGCAAATCTATTTGATGCGTCTCTTGGATTGTTTTGTTTACTGTAATTTCCATTGTTTTTTTATTTGTTAGTCGTGTGTGATTAATAATACTACATAAGCCATTAGGAACATAGCTACTACAAGTAATGCTCCTAAAAAGATCTCTAAAATTTCGTTGTGATTTTTCATATTTATCCGGCTTTACAAATTCTTTTTAATTCTGTTAGATCCATTACTCTTGGTAGATCGTTATTTCTAGTTAGATCTATTAAAGGCATATTGTTCGTATAACAAGTGTACTCTTTACCTGTAACAGGGCTAAAATAGGTTACATAATAATGGCCGTATCCATAAGGCCTGAATCTAAAATCTGTTTTTTTAATTTTTGCTTTCATAATTTTTATTCGTTTATAATATTTTCTTGGTATACGTTAAATATATTTATTAATTTTGATTTGGTTTGCTCATGTAATTGACCTCCAATACCTTGTATTGTTTTGCCTTCTATTAATCTCAACCAATACGAATTTGAATAGCTATCTGATTCTAAATCGTTTTCTATCCAAATTTCATTTACCAACGGATGGTTTTGTAACTCTGTAAATGTTTTAACTTTTTTCATAATTTTTAGTTTTTTAGTTTCTTTCAACACCGCAAAGATGGAATAAAATAATTAAATAAAAAAATAAAAAAATTAATAATTTTCTAAGTTACAGATTATCTGCAAAATAAAATTTAAAAAATAAATATTTGAGATTTTTATAACTCGCCAAATGTAGGTATAATTATATAGTTTTGGCGAGCTATGTTTTATAGTTTATATGTCAGTTGAAACCTGATATTCTTACTTTAAGTACCTATTTTGTGTGATATTGAGCAAATAACGTACTTAAAATGTGAAAAAATCACATTTAACTGTCGCAAATATATACTAAATGTGTGACAGATTATTTTTTGCTTATTTCGTATTGGTGAAGGAAGTTACCGACTTTATCAACCAATTCCTCATTCAACCATTCTCCGGATCCGGAATGGAATAATAAGCAGTGAACTAACTCATGATAAAAAGTAGCTAAGAATATTTCATTTTTATATTCAACCCAACCGGTTTTGGTTTTATATTTTCTAGCTAGGATTATTTTATTTTCAAAAGATATAAATTGGCCGTAACATTTATTTTTATGGCAATAAAGATCGTCAATTACAACCTCAATCTTTTGACCAAGTATTTGGAACTCTTTTGGTATCATAGTTCCATAAGTTCGTTTATTGCAGTTTTCCCATCTATTATTACTCCGCAACCGATTGCCGGCTTCTTTCCGTACTTAGCATAGCTAAAAGCAATATGTTTATGGTTTATACCGCAACCAACCTGCATACCAAAGATCCTAAAATTTGCTCCAACAAAAAATTCAGTATAAGCCTGAGTATGCAAATGACCTTGTACGCTTGACATCATATCGGATTTACATTTCACCTTAGCAGTTCCACCCTCTCCATGCAAATATTGAACACCATCAATTATATGCCTATCAACAAATTTCCAACTAGGGACCTCTAAAACATCTTTGTAATCTTTAATCCATTTCTGACTGATACCGCCTGTTTGTGCTTTGCGCATTATCAAACGATCGTGGTTTCCTATTATTATTGTTGCATTAGGGAATGTATCGTGCCATTTTTTTAGTTTACTAATAGCAAACTCTAGTTCGTCGCCGCCTCCAATAGAATCAGGAATTGTCTCATGATAACTTGAAAAATGATTATCAATTATATCTCCAATAAATACTACCTCAGTACATTTATATTTATTATAGATCTCTTTACAAAATTCAAAATAACCGTCTAAGCAAAAAGGCTCGTGAAGATCACCAATACACAATACTCTTTTTTGATTATTTTCAGTTCGTACTTTTTTAATTGCATCAAACTCCTCTTGTGTTATTCTAGGCCTGATCTTCATATTATTTAAATCCAAATAAATCTTTTAAGTAATCAACTGTTTCATCCGGCTTTGTAATATCTTTTATTTCTAAAAAATTTAGCCTTTTATTTATTTGATCTTTTGCATCTTGAACAGATCTAGCACGAACAATGGTGTACATCTTCCGGCCATTAAACTCGTAAAATATTTTGTAATCTTTCATATTGATCGTTATTTTATACGTTTTTAAATATAATGTAGTCTGTGAACGACATTTTATACCTTATTAGGTATAATTTGCTTTAACGAATGCTATTTAATACATTTTAATCCTTATTGGGTATAATCTCATCTGACAGTTCTAAAATATGATTATTGATTACAGTTTCGCTAAATGTAATACCAACTAATAATGATTTAAATGCAGTAAAGAAATCTTCAATACCTGTATCATTGTTCAACTCAATAGTGTGCTTAACTCCAAATGCAGTTGCAGTAATTATTATTTTATCCATTGTTTAGTATTTTTCTTATGTAACCGACTATAAATAGAATCAATATTATTAATGGCAAGATATACCAATAATCAGCACCAAGTTGTTTATACCAAGCCAATTTTGGACAAGTAACAGGTATCTCAATAAGAACTTTTTTCTCATAATAAATAGTATCGCCTTTGCACTTTCCCTCTATGTAAACCTTGCCAAATTTCTTTACATAAACAATTTCTAATTTATCTTTTGTAATATAAACAGAATCTACGTCATCATTGAAAATCGTATCGGTTCGTATCGAATCGGTTACAATCGTATCATGAATTGTTAAAACTATACTTGCAGTATCCTGCTTGCAGAACTTTTCAATTGCTCTGTGCTTAGTGTAGCAGCTACAAATTAAACAGTACAGGAATATAATAATAAGTGAGTATATTGATTTCATTTTCTTTTCTTTTTTATTTCCTGATCCTTTTTTAGATCTATTATTTTTTGCTTGTATTTAGCTTCTATTATAGCTACTATTCTTGCACGTTCCTTGTCAACTGAATCCACTATTTAATTACAAGTATTTGTCTTCTATTGCCGGCCTTCTTTAAAGAAATATGAATCCAAGTACAATCATATTCATTTATAACCTGATCAAATTCTAATCCGCTTAGTTTTATAAAATCAAAAATTTGTTTGTTTCCTTTTTTAGATCCTGCAGTTATATCAATTGAATTTCCGAGAACATGGCCTGATGTTAAACTACCTTTGACGGCCCGATTCAATTCATACGATCGGTAAAATGAGTTTATTTTTATTGGAGCATTAAACCACTCTCTAATTGGCTCAAATAAATTTTCGGCAACGTATACCATCGCTTCTAGTTCGGATTGATTAGGCTCATTCTTAATGCCATTCCTGAGTGCAGTTGGACTTGATGTTGCTTCGAGTAAAGTTATATGCTTACTTATCATTGTCATTAGTTCACTTATGGATTTACTTTTGTATTTATTTTAGTCATATATCCACCAACCCCAATCAATGCGCTTAATATCAATTTTGGGTATTCTTTATTGATGTCAAATGTTGCCCAATCAATAGTTATCCAAGCAGTAGAAATAGCAACTATAAAACCCATAATAGTGCTTAATTTAGATTGCCAATTTTCTTTAATCTTTTTCATACCAATTTTTGCAAATTTTTATTATTGATAACAATGAGAATACAAAAGCTACGACACCTGCTAATACTTGAATGATTGGAAGTATAGCCATAGCATAAGCAGTAATTACACCACCCCAAGCAAAACCGTTTTCAATGATTAGTAAAAAGTTCTTTCTCATTACGGATTAACTGTTGGTAAAACTATTTCTTCATATTGCACCATTGCCAATATTTCTGCTTCAGTAAATATGCTACTTACATCAGTATTTACAACCAACCAATTGAATCCGTTTATATCAACTATTGGATTAGCGTAATCAATTGTATCTTCATCATTAGGTAAGCCTAATAACACACAACATTTTGTATCTAATTCTTTGAATTTAGCAAGTGTAATGCATTTATAGAATCGTGGGTAAAGTATTGAATCTTCCATTAGAATGCGTTATTATTAAGTGAGCGAATTAGGTTGTAGGTTGCAGTTTGATTTAATGTACTATCATTTATATTTGAATATACTAATGTAGTTAATTTACTATTAGCAGTTGTATTACCGCCTTTGAACAAATGAACTCCACTTGCATTACTTGCTCCCGAATTACCATTTGTTGCAGTGCCATTGTTTATTCTTGCCAAAGAACTTGCGCCATTATTTACCCAAGTATCCATTATTACATCATTTGTAGCCACAAAAGATATATCTAAAACACCACCTGCGTAATGCCTAATTACATTAGCATAAGCAATAATATTACGTGTATCATTAACAAGTCCATCAACTACTGTTTTGGTTACTGAAGAATATTTTGAAAATGCCAAATAACTTGTATTTGGTTGGTTTAATGCAAATGCACTTGAACTCATTTCGTCATCAACCCCATCCCCTTGAACTATCGTTCTATCAACCAACACACCTTTATAACCACTCGTTGCTGTTCCCGTTGAAATTGTCCAGATTTCACCTGTTGCACTTGTCCAAGCAGTTTGACTTGTAGCTGCGTTGTATGTTGCAGGATTGAAATCAACTACTGGTGTGCCACCGATTGAGTTGGCTATTGTTACTCTTTTTATTTTGCCACCAAAATTACCACCGCTACCCCCTAAATAAGCACCAATTAACAAATCTGTATTTGCATTAAATAATGATGAAGTAATTGAAGAAACATTTGCTCCTAATTGTGTAAAATTAGCACCACTATCAATACTTGTAAAAAATTTTACTAATCCATTTATTTTGTCTCTTGTAATTTTTACAGAAAATGTATTTCCTGCAGTTGGAATATTTGCAGTTGATAAATAACTAATTGTATTTATTCCATCTATTGAAACTCCCAAATATAAACCGCCTGTTGCTGTTATTCCAAATATAAATTGCCTTGTTGTTATGCCTGTAAATTTTCCTATTATATTGTTATCAGATGCATATAAAAAAGGATTAATATCGTATGCAATAATTTCAAAATCATCTACAAATGTTTTACTTGCATTATATGGAGTTGAGCAATAATTTGATGCGACTTTTGAACCCCACCAATAATTATCTGAACCGTTATGACTCAATAACAATGGCTGACTTGCTGCTGTTGCTTGTACTGCATCTCCTGCTACTGTTAAGCTATAAAGTTTAGCTGCTGCTTGACCTGCTGTTGCACCTGTTCCACTACCTAATTTGTAACCAATCCAATGAGCATCGTAACACACAGGCACGTTTGCCAAATCGCCATAGATAGCCTTTAAACCCTTTACAAAGAAGTTTAATCTTGATAGGTTACTTACACCACCATCAGCTATTATACGATTGTAAATAGTTTTAGCATCTGCCGAAATTCCACCACGAAAACCTCCAACTCGTGCGTTAGTTGTAGTTATCCCTAACATAATTATTGGTTGTTATAAGCGATAGCTGTTCCTGAAGTTAAAGTAATCGCAGTAATTGATGTTCCTGCTTCTGCAGGTATATACATACCTGCTGATACTGTTGCACCATTGAATGCTTTTGT